TATTTTTTAAAGTAGTACCAGCGAGCGATCCCGTGATGCCAGCTTTCGCCACAAGGCCGGTTGCGGCGGCCATGTCACTGAACGACGCGCCGACGGCGGCGGCCACCGGTCCGGTATGTTTTAACGTTTCTCCAAAATCTTCGAAATCTAATTTCGCCGATGTAACAACCGCTGTGAGGGTGTCATTCACCGACGCGAGATTTGCCGCCGTTTCCGCTGCGTCCTTACTCCTCAAGTTAAAGGCGTCGAGCGCGTTCAATGAGAGGCTTGCGGCGGCTGCAAATTCAACCTCGGCGTTCGTTGCGAGTTCGGCGGTTCCCGCGAGAAGTCCGATCGCCGTATTCGCGTCGATACCAGCTTTCGCATATTCCGCGAGTCCCGACGCCGCTTGCGCCGCCGTGAATTCAGTTTCCGCCCCGATCTTCCTGGCGGCGGTGGCCAGATTGTCAAATTCATCTGTGCCCCGCTTGATGTGGTCCGGGAACTTGGCGGCGGCCTGTCCGATCTGAGAATCGAAATCGACATATTCTTCGACCACCGTTCCCAGGCCGCGCCGCGCCAGGCCGAGCATTGACGTTATTCCACGGCTCATCATATTTGCCGCGAACGTTCCTTTAAAAACTGTGCCTATGGATTTGAATTCTGCCTTCGAAACTTTCGAAAACGATTTGACGTTTCCGCGCATCTTGGAGAGCGTGGCGCTCGTTCCATCCTGGCCCTTAAACGCAGTTGTGACGGTATAGTCAGGCAAGAATCACCGGCCCTTCATGGCGTTGGCGCGAGCCTTGGTGATCTCTTCGGCCTTGTCGTGGAAATATTCGAGTTCGCGGTATTTCATGGCCTTCAAATCTCCTGGCCCAACCCCGAACGCAAACAACGTTCCCGTATGAACGTCAACCCTCGGGATCACACAAACAAAAAAAGCTGGGCGATCGTCTCCATGAGCGAACGATCACCGCCCTTGATGGTGGTCATCATTCCCTCAGTAACGCCTGTTACCGCCGCCGCGAGACTTACCCAACGCATAACGTTTGCCCGCTCCACCTCCTTGCCGATCCCGGTTGTCGCGATATGCGACGCATTCGGCGCGCGATACGTCAAAATTTTCTCACCGCTGGCGAGTGGAGATCGCAAAAGGTGTTGACGGATTATCACGCCCTCGTTTGGATCTTCGAGGACTTCCACTCGCCCTTTCTGGATCGCGGCCAGAAAACCGGCCTTGATTTTCTTGAGCTGACCCTCGGGCTCCGGCTCGATGCAATACTCGTCCTCGAGTAACGCCCACTGAGCCAGCGCAACTTCCTCCGTGAATGGGTTGACTTTCGCGGCCGGCAAGGTTGCCTTCTTGTTTTCTTTTTCGTTGTCCATCTTGGTTGCCCTCCCTTGTGGACTGCCTTTTCAGGCGGTTTTTTACTGACCGATCGTCGGTTGCCATGCCTTCGAAGGCAACATCTTGATCGGGGTTTTGTTGTCGGCGTGTCCGTGAGCGTCGAGGTTGATCCGGCCTACGGAATCGTATGTGTCTTTTCCCGCCGTCTCGAATGACAGGGTTACGCTATCCAGGCTTTCGGCTACGCCCCTGAGAACAACCCGCTCGTCGGCGTTTGTGATCAGATCGATCGATTCTACGTCTTCGTTGCGCTTCGTGTATTTGTACATGGGCGCCCCGCTGGTCGCGGTCGATGTCACCTCCCAACCGCTGAGAATTTGCGAGGCGTCTACATCGCTGGCGACGCGGTACGATACACCGTTGATCTTGACCGATCGCAGTGTTCCTGAATTATCTCTTGCCGTCATTTGATAGCCTCCTTATCCGGTTACGACCGCGAGGCTCGTATCGAATTGCACCTCGGTATTGAAGATCCCGCCCTCACCCGAAAGCAAGATTGGGAGCTTGTTATCGAATCCCAGGCCGCCGGATCGGATCGTGATGGCATAATCGCCGCCGGCCGATATCAGATCCTTTGTGAACGCCGCTGAGAAGATCCAGGATTTGCCTTCGAAATCGTCGGCAAGCGCGAACAACTCGGCGCGAACATCTCCGATATCCCGAGCTTTCACGCGGTCGGTTACGTTGCTCACGTTCGCGACATCCGCGACGATACTGATCCCCTGCCATTTGGGCGTCTCGAATCGGTCGTAAGCGTTTTTCAAAACGTTCTGCAGGATCGAGATGTTCCTCATGGATCGGTAACCGTTGCTCGCGATCGGAACGTCGGTCGGGTGATAGAACGTCAACACGTTCTGGAGCTTCACCACGTTATCAATAACGCGGGTGGGGCTGATACCGATCTTCGCGCCACTGTCGCGCACGGTGTAATCCTTTGTCCACTGATTGGCCTTCGCGCCGGCGCTGATCCCCGTGAGAACCTGCCCAATATAGCTTTCCTGGGCGCGCGTCTGGTTGACCCTGGCGCAAATACCGCAAGCCAATCCGGCGATATCCGCCGGATTGTGATACGAACCCGGAACGGCGATAACGCCGTTTGTGCGGTCGAGGGCGCGACGGGCAGTGGTGATAACCGCGAGGGCATCATACCCCGCCGTGAGTGCCACTGTATCGCCCCAAAACACACGGAATGGACGGTGTACCGTATCACCCCAACAACCCTCCACGAGGTTCCCCGTGCCGTTGTAGGCCGAGAAAATATCCATGGTTGCCGTCGTGAGGCGCCCGTAACAACAAACCCAATCGGTATAGTTCTCGGCGTTCGCGAGATCGCCGGTTCCGATTACTGCAGTGACCAGGCTGGCGACCGGATCGTTTGCGCCCGCCGCCATCGGTGTGATCGTAACCACGAGACCCGCCGGAGTCTCTTCGCCGACGTTGATGTTCATCGCCATGAGAGCATCGTTGTAATATGTACCCTTGGCTTTCGCCGTCATCGCCACCGATCCGAGGAGGCCCTGGAGGGCGGTGAACGGACAACTCGGATTTGCATCCATCGCAACGACCAGCGCGGCGCCCAAAGTTGTCGGCGTGTCGACGAGCGAAACGGCAATCTTATACAGGTCGCCGTTGATGTAGGCGTACAAATATCCCGCTTCGGTAGGAGCCCCGGTGATGTCAAGCGTTCCGGTCGCAGCGACTCCGGTTCCGGATTCGTTTTGAATCGCTGCGTACACTTCGCACGCGCCGTTGTTACCCTGGAAAACCTTCTGTGAAACGAGTTCGACTTCCGACCCGAAGCCACCCTTCGACCCCACATCGTCGGAACTGTAGACACGGGTGGGTGTATCGGCGGTATAACTCGCGGCGGCGAGCGCGGCGGCGGTTCCCGTTCCGATGATCAGGATTTTGCGATCTACATTCGTGGCCTGCGCCTTGAACTGAACGTTGTTCGCGGATGCGGCAACGGCGGCGGCGACTGAATTTACTGTGAGGGCCATATTATCCTCCTGCTTTCACGGCTGCGCCGTCTAGCGGATCGCCGTCTTCATCGTTGAAAACCTTTATCACGGTATCGACCGCCTCGTCGGGTGTCGGCGTCGTCGGCGTGTCTCCCGTTACTTGCTCGTCGATTTTGTATGTCAGATCCATTGACGCGATCAGCGTCACATATTGACCCTGTTGCATGGGGTTGGTTTTCGTCCAGCCCGATATCCAACGTTCGGAGATCGGATCGGCGTGTCCCAAATCCAGGTTCGAGGCTTTCATAATTATCTGATAAACAATGTCGACCAGCTCGTCGAGAGAATCATCGGCGGCCAACGTGGCATCCTTGAACGCCGCAAGCGCGGCCGTGAGTTCAGGGACGGTCGCGGCTGGGTTGTCCAGGGTACTCAGATCGCCTTGTGCCGTCGCCGACGCTGTTAGCTCTATAGCAACTGTCGGTTCGTGCATCACGGGACCAGAGAGGCTTCCCCCCTTGCGAGGGAAGTCTCCGCTTTTGTTGTACACCTGGACGGATCGATCGGAGTTTACGACCCCGCCAGCAGCCGTGGCGTCTGATTTATATCCTATTGTTCGGTAACGGTTGGCGGCAGCGGCCCCAAGTAACGCGACGATCTCCGATTTTATTGTTCGAAAATTCATCATGGCGCAACCTGTTCGGCTTTCCGCAGGTAGAGTCTGATAAATCCGATCGATCCGCCGTCCTCAGATGCACGCTCCAAAATAAGAGTTTCCCTCGGCGCGTCGTCGCGCGGACCCGTGGGGATATTGACACTCCATTTTTCGTTTGTTGCGGGGATCTTTGTCAATGAAGATCGGCGAAGAGTCACAACCGGATTATGATCGATTACCTGAACGCCGTCTTCTGTTTGTGAAATGCTATCGTACAGGACTTGACCCATGAGGTCGGAATACGTCACGCCGTCGGGCGAAATCAAAACGACCGATTGGCCGTAATCGTCACCCTCGAGAAAATCCTCGAGATCCTCTTCTATTTCGGCGCGCAATCCCATTTATCTGTCCGATTTCCCCTTGCCCTTGCCGTCGGTATCAGCGGGCGGATCCGCTGCTTTCGCTGCGACCTTCGCTCGTGCGGCGGCCTCGGAGCGCGTGATCTTCTCGACCTTGCCCTTCGTATAAACCGTGACGTCTTTTACTTCCGTCATTTCTTACCACCCTTCTTTTTGGGTTTCTTGGAAATCTTTTTTTCTGGTTTCGGCTTCGGCTTCGGTATGGGCTTCGGTTTCGGCTTGATCGATACCGTGTCGTCATCGGTCCCGAAATTGTTATCAACACCCGCGCCGAGAGTTGTTTCCATGATCCCGACTTCGATCTTGATATCGGGTTTTGGCATGGGGGCGGCCACGGGGGCCGGTTCCGGCTTCGGTAAAACAGTTTTTACGGGAGGGACGATCGGATCAAGTCTCCTGGCTTTACCCTGAGCAACGAGCTTCTCGGCGATCAGACATTCCTCCGACGTGAAAATCATGTTTGTGTCGGTGCCACCCTTGCCCACAAGCCGTTTACCCAGGGCAAGGAGGCCGGTTCCTGTCCACTCGTAACGCATGATTTACGGTGCTACGTCGGCGCTGTAGGCAAATGCGTTCGTGTCGCGCGTGATGTACATCGGCGCGTATTGCATCCGGATCTTGAATGATTTTTCATCCTTCGATCTCATGACGTGGGGGAAGAACTCGGCGGGAACGATCACGCCGTTGCCCGCGTCCATATTCGGCGGGAGGGGCGGGGCCTCGAGGTTGAACCCGAAGATCTCCAGGTAGTCCTGCTTATTCTGCATGGACAAGGGGTTTTGCTCGGGCGGCCCGAAGTAGCGGTCGCACGCGGCCTGGCTGGCGCCCCAGAGACACTGATCGGCGCCCATGTACGGGACGAACGTTCCGGCGCTGTCTTTGTATCCGCCCTCGTAAGTGAAAAATGTTATGCTCCGACCCTTGAGCGTTACCAGCCGACAGATCGGATTGAATCCGTTCGCGATCATGGCGTTGAACTGCGGGCCGGGCTTGACGTTCTCACCGAAATAAACCAACTGGAACCCGGAGGTGTTCGGCCCTACGAGATTGGAGAGCGCCAGGATCGCGGTGTTCGCCGCGATGTATCCGGGGATGTTCGAGCCTATCACGGCGTAGTCGCAGATCGCCCCGGAATCGCGCAAGATCAGATCAAACGCAGTATCGTTGTCGCTCAGAATATCGGTTGTGACCGTCGCCCATGACACGCCGGTTGTGATAGCGTGCGAGGCGAGGCGCTTGGTATCGATCTGCTCGTCGGTTTTTGCCGTGCCGATGATGATATCCATCTTGCCGGTCTTGAGCATTTGTGCGGCGATGATCTCCTGAGTTCTGACAGCCTGGCGGACCTGCTCGTCAAAAATGTCCCGCGCCAGCATACGAGCTCGATCAAATCGGCTTTTCAGCTGATACGGTTGCTCACCGAACGCACGTTCCAGGAGTTGGTCGGCGGTAACGATCCCCTCATCCTCGCCGAGCGGGAACGCCCGGTTGAATGACGTGAAGTTGCCGCCCTTCATGATGTTTTTGTTCAGCGGCTCCATGACGGTTCCACGATGGATGAATGTGGTCACTCGTTGCGATCCGTCGCGCACGTCGAAATCGATTGTCTTGGCGTCCAAAACAAACCGAGTGCGGCCACCGGTGCCCATGGGCTCGCCGAAGATCGATTGGAAACCCTTCGGAACGTTGATCATCAATCCATAATCAACGGCCTCTTGCCAATATCGGGTGTAGAGGCTTGCGGCGGCTGGTACTTCATAGTTCATTTCGAACTCCTAAACGTTGGCGTCTACGTTAATCGAAGGACGCGGGTTGAGGCCCAGCGCGATCAACGTCGCGCGAATGGTTTTTCCTGTTTTGACCACGATGCTGTTCAGGGTCAAGCTGTTCTCGAGTACGAGGCCGGTCTCGTCGATGATACACGGGCCACCGACGAGGATGTCATTTCCGGTCACATCGCCCGCGATGAGCGCGGCGGCGGTAATCGCCGAGCCTCGGTAGATGCCGGCGGGAAGATCTTCACCGTCGTCACCCGTTCCGGCTGTTACCGTTCCGGTTCCCGTCAAGCCGTTCAGATGACCGGCGCCGGAGATATCCGTTCCCGTGCCACCGACAACGGCGGTCAGAACCGAAATCCCTCCCAGGTAGCCACCGGTTGGCGAAACGAACGTGAACTGAACACCATCCCATTCCGCGCGAAATCTTCCGTCTGCGGCTGCGTTGATGATGTCACCCATTGACGTTACGAACGGTTCGCCACCGACGCCCTGCGTGAGTACGGCCACACCCGTTAAGCCGTTTAGATGTCCGGCTCCGGAGATGTCCGTTCCCGCCGTCCCTGCGGTCAGTGCGGTGATGGTCGAGGCCTCGCCGGTTCCCTCGGATATGATGGTATAGGCGGTGCCGTCCCAAACGAACGTGAAGAAACCTTCGCTCGCATCGTTCAGGATGTTGAGAATCTTTGTCCCGAACGTGTCGCCGCCGGTGCCCTGCGTGAGGGTGGCAGCGGTTCCGGCCAAGAACCCGGCTCCGGAGATGTCCGTGGTTGTCCCGGCGGCGAGTACGGTGATCGTGGAGGCCTCGCCCGTTGAAGTGGAATAGAAATGATACACATCGCCGGCAAGGTCATATTGACACTCCACCCCTACGCCGCCGAGGTGGCCGTTGATCCGCTCGGCGACTTCCGAGAGAGTTGCAACCGCCGTGAAATCGATATTGGTGAACGTGATGAGGGTTCCGTCGACCGTGATTGCAAATCCACCGTTGGCAACCGCTGCCCAGCCCGCGAGGTTCGTCCCATTCGCTCCGCAGACGGCCCTTGCGTGCGTGTCCGTCCCGGCGTCGATCCCGGAGAAGTCCAGGCCCGTGATGTCGAACGCATGCCCGTCAACCGTGATCTGGAATGATCCATCGGTGATCGCCTGCATGGCCGCCGCCGTTGCGGCGAACGCTCCGAGCACGGCCCTTGCGTGCGTGTCGGTGGGCGCATCGATCTCTGAGAAATCCAGGCCCGTGACGTTGATCAACACACCGTCGGCGGTGATCGTGAACTCGCCGTTGGTGATCGCCTGCATGATCGCGGGGGTCGATGCGAACGCACCGCAAACCATTTTCCCGTGTGTCAGAGTGGGATCCACGATGGTACATGGAACCCATTTTCGATCCGAACTTTTTTGACACATGAGCGTGTTGGATGCGAGGGGGATCGCCCGTGCGGCATCTTGCTCGATCGTCTGATCGATCATGCCCTTCGGATCACCCTGCATAAACGGAACATTGTTATGGTCGGTTTCGGCTTGAGCTGCTGGCCATCCCATGATTTTACCTCTTTATCTTTTTCGGAAGTGCGGCCTCGAGATCGGCCATGGTCGAAACTACCCCATCGGATGAAACCGTGGGCGCGTTCTGTGCCAGTGTCTCCGGCAATGCGCCGGATGCTGCGACGGCTACTACCGACGCGGTTTGTTCCTTGAGCATCTCGGCGGTCGCCATTACGGCGTCGAGCGCGGCCTGGCTGCGCTTGCCCTCGATCACCTCGACGGCGATCGCCCGAACGCTTTTCGGGTAGTCTTCGCTCGCGCAAACCTTGGCGGCGAGGGCCAATTCGGCCCGAAGGTTTTTCTCGGTTTCCGCACGTTCGCTGGCGATCATTTCCTTGTGATCGGAAAACGCCGACGGGTTTTCCGCCAGAAACTCTTTTAAGGTTTTCTTCTCGTCGTCCATTGCTTGATACCTTTCGTCGGTTTTTGAAGCGGCGCGCGGCGCCGGAGTCTCTTTAAAATCATTTCCACCGATTTCAGCGGAGTTGTCAACCGGTTTTGTTTTAAGTTTTTCTTCCACCTGGAGCTCGGCTGTAAAATCGGCAAACGTGGAAATTCTGTCGATCATACCCATCTTGAGGGCCTCCGAAGCAGCATACACGCCGCCCCTCCCATATTTTTCAACTACCTGTTTCGGCTTTATTCCCCTGTTCTCGGCAACGGTGTTAATGAATACATCCGATAACGAGTCGACAAGTTGTTGATAATGTGCTCGACCTTTTTTGCTTTCCGGGTCCACGTTTTTCAACGGCGACTGGCTTGAAACGATTGTTACCGTGTCATCTGCCTTGTCATTCCAGATTGTCATAATTGTTCCGATCGACCCGACGATCCCGGTATCGGAGGAAACGATTTCATCGGTTGCGGATGCGAGCCAATAACCAGCGGACGCCGACATTCCGAACACATAGGCGACAATTGGTTTTTCAACTTTTTTGATCTGTGCGGCAAGCTCACTTGTTCCGGCAACCGCGCCGCCAGGAGTGTCAAAGATGAGCGCGATCTTCTCAATCCCCCCGTCGGCCTCCATCGCCGCAAGATCTTTTCCAACCAGTTCCGAGGACGTGATCCCGCTGGCTTCGGTCAACCATAAGGCGCGGGGTGTGATCGGTCCCTCGACACGTATAAATCCTATCTTGCCGATTTTTTGCCCGTATCGGTATTTGCCCTTTGGGGACGGCTCCGACCCTAATTCTGCGGCGATATCTTCTTTTGCCCCATGAAAAACCGGATGATCTTTTTCGCTGATCTCTCCATCGATCGCGCGCAAGATCGCATCCATGGCCGTATCAGTGATCGCCCATTGATGCCGCGCGATCTCCTCTATTATTTTCGGGTATTTCATGAACCTGCATCCTCCGGGTAATATTCAGCCGACACCGGCACGGGAATGATCACCGGATCGGTTTGCGCCTTTTCTATCTGCTCGACCTTGCTGCCGATCTGCTCAATAACGGCTGCCATATCGGTCAACATGCGAATTGTTCCCTCGGTGTCGCCTCTTGAGCCAATCCAGAAACCCACGGCCAGCAGCGCAATAACAGCCCAATATTTATACCGGCTGAACAATCCCTTGATCGCCGCGCCGTTGCCATCTTCTTTCAACACCTTTAACGGGGGAATAATACTGGGACTTGTCTCGATCCTCTTTAATCGAGAATGCGCGCCCGCCACCGAAGTTTCGAGACCAGTCAATCGCGCTCCTATCTCCACGCGAAAATCGGGAAAGTCCTTCGTGACGAAATCAAAAAAACGATCTTCAATAGGAACACTACTGGTGGATTCTTTGGGCATCGCAGCCTCTTTCTACACTGTCCGCTCGCGCCTGTTGTTCCAGGGCGCCGGGCCTTTGTCTTCAAACGCTGTTTTGTTTTTCTCTTTATTTTGTGCCGCCGAGCTACCGTTGTATTCCTGGGCTTCGCGCTCGGTGCTCGAGATATCCGCCTCGATCGCATCCCTCGCAGCCCTCACCTGTTTACCCGGATCGATCACCGGCATTTGCGATCCCGTCCAGTCGGCGGAAAGCCACGCCAGGCGCATCACGGGATCCAGCCAGCCACGCGCGGAAATCCTACCGGCGGCGATCTCCTCCGATAACCAAGCCTCATAAACGACGCTCAAAAAATCCGACTCCAATTCCTTCCGCCATAAGACAGCCACCCGCCAGAACATCACCAGCGCCGCGCGGCTCGCGGAATAATTAGAATTGAATTTGAGTAACAACACTTCGACCGGCATTGAAGACGCCGCCGAGAGATAACTGATAAACGCATTCATAAAGGATTCGAACGAATCCGAGGGCGCGGTGCTCTCAAATGATTTTATTTTCTCGCCTGCTCCGCTGTTAAATATCCCGATGCCGCCCGGAGTGAGGTTCACGTCCAACGGGTTATACGAAAATTCAGTTGCCGGAGACTCGGCGATCTCGGAATCGTGGCCGCTGGTATCAGGGAAGTTCGCCGCCGCGCCGTCTCCCCATGGGCTTCCCGTCGGAACCGAATTCGCGTCGGTTTCCTTGCTCATGATGATCCCGGATTGCTTGATCGCTTTTTCGATATGCGAGAGTGTAAACCCGGTAATCTGTGAAAATTCCTGGAGGGCATGCATCAACCGGGAATACCCGCGTTTCTGGCCTGGGTATTCGGCGGCCATCCCACGGAGCGCGAGCGTTCGGTTCCCGTCGGATACTGGGATCCGATCGGTTTTCCATTCCCCGTTTACTTGATGTTGAATGTGGAACGCTACATCTCGCCCGGCGCCGTCGCGCTCGATCCCATCATCATAATCGAACTGCAATCCATACGACGAAGTATACGCGCATCCCACTATCTGGGCTGGATCTATATATGACAATGATAGCGGGCTCGGGAGCTTTCGATCGTCATCATAATGAAGTCGTACAAAATACTCGCCGTCGCGCTGTTGGAAAATTTCAGCGAGCCTTTGCATCTGATAGAAAGTCATGTCTCGAGCGCGGGATGGAAATTTAGAGGACGCCCAGAGATGAAACCGCGCGGCGACATTCCTTGACCATTCCTGCGCTTGCTCCTGGGTCAACCCGAGGACGCGCGCCGATGGGTTTGGGTTCAATATCAACCCGGCGTCGACAACCGTCTCGGAAAACCGCTCGACCATGGCACGGGCGATCGTCGAGGTGTGATATGCTTCCCTGGCGTTTATCCGCCCGTATTGATGATCGATTATGGGAGACGTTCCGGTCCCTGGCATGCCGTGACGATATTTCGCGCCATCAAATAAACGGGTGCCTGCGCCGCCTCTAAATATCGAGGACGACGCGCCAACACTCCGAACGCGCGGCGGTGTCGGCCAGGACCAGTCGAGCCCGGCGGCGGGAGCCGTGCGGGTAAATAGTTTTTGTATTTTTCCCATCATGGAAATCGCGGCATGCTAAAACCGTGAACGCCCCGGCCATACAGCCGACGATCGATCAGTTCGATTTCAGCCGTGAGTAGGTCAACCTGATCTTTCAACTCTTTTAATTTCCGCCTGGTTGCGGCCTGACTGCCTTCACCACTGTTGAAATTATAACTTTCACTCCGCTGCGCCAGCGCGGTATCATACGCGGCCTCGGCGATCGCGAGGGACGCGACGCGTTTTGCCCGGCGTGCTGTGAGTTCTGTTATTAACGGGCTGGTCATAATTCAAATTATTTCACGAGGGGGAACCTGTCAACTACATTGACTTGACAACTCTATATCCACGGGCAAAAATTAACCGTCGTTTTCTTTTTCGTTCTGTTCTGTTTCCTTCCTTGTTCCTCCGTTGTTCATCGCCCACCCTGAGCGACAGGGGAACCTTTTCTGGTTTTCTCATTCATCTTCGCCAGCGCCTCGAGCGCGGCCCGTGAGTTTATCGCGCCGATATAATCCGGTGCCGCACCCTTCGATTTCGCATCCGCCCGCATGGTCAACACGGCGTTATTCAGGAACGCATCGCCCGCACATAGGTTGTACGCGCGAATATCCAGGGCCTCATTGGGCCGCCCATGATCCTTGAAAGTTCCGTTTGTGAGTCTGTCTTCTGCGGTCAACATGTCAAAATAATGCTGTCCGTAATCCACGGGGAAGTCGCAAAATCCCGGCTTCTGTGGCGGCACCGCCTGGCGACGGATCCTTAAATTGTTGTAAATCAGATTCTTATAGTGATTTGTGTTCACCTCATATAATGGCTTGTCGCTCCCCACATTCGCCACCCGGAACCGGCGGAACGATACCGGCATATCCTCATCGAAGGCTTCGCCCTTTCGTCTCTTCACGATCCCAAATCCCTTGGACGGGAACACGCCCTGCCAGGGGGAACAAAACCGATATACGATTTCCTGTTGCGTTCCGTCCCCCGAATCGATCAGCACCATCTTGACCGGGAACTTCCGCCCATCGTTCGATTCGTATGTCATCCTGTTAGATCGCCAGTACTCGACCAGATCGTTCCAGGCTCCGGACATCGGATCGTCAATCGACCCGTTGAAAGCCCGGTATTCGATCGACCAGGTTCTATACCCGAGCCCATGCCCGCACACTTCCATTTCCAGGCGCGGCGGCTTGTTCGGATCTTTCTTCCACCCCTGTTGCACGTCGACGGCGGCGGTCAGATACAACACACCGTCGGGCACCGTTCCCGACTTATAAGATCCCCTATTCTCGGAAACGACTTCGGCCTTCGGGCGGATCCCTTTTTCCTCGTATGGCAACCCGAGATAAAGGTTGACAAACGCGCGCATACCGTCGGGTTTTTCGGAAACCTTCAAATATATCTGAACTATTTCTTCCCAGGAGAGCATGCCCACGGGAGAATATAGGGAGGATAGGTGGTAGGATCTCACCTCGTCGGAATAACTCTTGGACGTGGCGCGCCATTCTCCGGCCCGTAGCATTTCAGTCTTATGATGGTTCTCGATCTCACTGTGGCAGTGTTCGCACACGTACCAAACGCGGGTGATCCTGCCGTCCGCGATAGTCCATTTTATTCCGAGCGCCTTATTATCCGCGCTCCATTCCAGCACTTGGAACGCCCCGCAATGTGGACACGGGACGAAATACCGGCGCTGATCTCCAAGTTCATATTCAGGCCAGATCGCCGTTTCCGCAAACGTCGTCGGTGTTGAATAATCGAGAACTTTTTTTCGGGATCCGAACGCCGACGTTCTCGCAAATGAAACCTCTAACCATTCTCCCTCGCCGCTCTTTAAATATTTAGGCGCGCCGTCAATCTCATCACGAATCAGAATCCGGACGGAATCCTGTCTAAGATCTGCGGGCGATTGTGCCGATGAGATTTCGAGACCACCGCCGAAAAATTCCTTGCGAAATGTCTTGTCACCCGTGCGCCTGGTTTTTTTATTCGTCGTCTGCGCCCGGATTTTCTGGCGAATACCACACGAATCGATCAGCGGGTCGAGTCTCTTCGTGGCCCACTTCTCGGCGAGGCTGTCGGTTGCGGTCACATACATTATCTGCGCCGGGGATACATCCATCCAATATGCGATCACGTTCTCGGCGGCGGCGGTAAATCCGAGCTGATGACCCTTCGCGATGATCGTTCTCTGAACGCCAGAATAGGCTGACAGGTTGTTCATGGGCTCCAGGAGGTAAGGCGTCCGATCATTTCTCCACGGGCCGGGAAACGGCGTTCCGGGGGGCAGGGTGCGATTCTGTTCGGCGTATTCGGAAACGGTTATCTGCGGCTTGGGTTTCCAGATCAGGCCGAGGAGGTGCCCCATGTTCTCGACGCCCTGGTTCCATTCGGCTCGGGAGAATTCAGCCACTTAGAGCGCCGGGGTCGGAGTCGAACCGCCCTCTCCTGACTGGTTGTCAGGTGCATCGACCGCGATGCTTCCGGCGCGGGATTCGCCTTTATACATTCCGGCCCCGCGTTTTTCTATTTCACTATACGGCAAGATGGGAACCGTCAAACGCTCGCGGGCCGTGGGATCAATGAAATAAATATACTTGAGTTGAAAACCGGGGAGCGCTCGCCACCCCTTTTCTATAAATTTTTTCATCGACGCGCCGCCGCCGGCTGTTTTGCAAACCTCATCGACGGTTTTTGTTCCAGAACGTGCACCCTTAATAGTCAGGGTGTGCATTATTTCCTGGACCTTGGTTACTGATACGCGGGATAAAAGCCTTTCCCTTGCGGGCCGTCGCGTATCCGTGGCGACCATCCGGGTAGTTTTTTCACCATCGGGCGCGATCCATATCTGATTGTTTTTCTTAATTTGTAAAAGATGAAAACCGGACGCCCTGTAAATCGTCCCGTCTCCGCATTGCGTCCCGTCCGCAAAAGTAACAACCCATTGGATCCACGGATATGTTTTTTTGATCCAGCGCATCGCATAGGCAATACAGCGGCTTTCACCATTGCGCGGTAGCCAATCGGCAAACGCCATTCGGTTCAATTCTAAAAAATCATTCCACCCGGTTCCCCTAACCAATCCTTGGATCTTTCTCTTGTCTAGCGACGGTCCAAACTGCATAGCCCCGCCACATTTTCCATCCATGAAAACGCCGAGATGGAGTTGTGAATTGTTTACCACTTTCCCGCTGTAATGAATTGCCCTGACAATTTTGTTCGCATCCTGCGCGGTGATCGGCGCAACGATCAACTTCTTCGCATCACCCACGGTTAAATACCTCGGCAATATGGGCGAGCGCGTTTCCGTTGCCGTTTTCATTTAACGGCCCGGATGCGAACCCATCCGCCCTTGCCTTGATCATGGCGGCTTTAATTATTTCTACCTGTTCATCGTGAAGCGTAAAAGTCATTTGTTGGAATGGGGAACGTTCTCCGCTCCGAAGTGTCGGCCCATCGATCGGCGACACGCCGAACCGACCGCCCTTTTCCATCGCGTCTTTTATTATCCCGTCCAACCCCTCCACGTCGAACCCCGTCAACTCTAAATCGATTTCTGTCTGGCCTAGTTCTCCCATGAGTTCGACGAGCATTTCATCATCGATGATCGCCAGCTCCGCGATCCTATTGTCGGCCACGAGGTCGGCGAGCTCGGCCTCGTCACTTTCATAATCTTGGCGGTCGACGGGAACGGTTTTTAAGCCCAACCATCGCGCGGCCTGCAGACGACCATGCCCACGAACGATGTAACCGGATCGATTCGACACGGTGATCGGCGCGCGCCAGCCTTGTTCGCGAATGATTTTTCCTAACAATTCCACTTGCCGCTGCGGGTGGGTATTTGGATTTCGTGGCGAGGGAAGCAACTCGTCGATGTTTACAATCTCATCATACGCACAATGTATCTCAGGAACGATCATTCTTCCCTCGTAAGCTTTTCAACGTCGAGTTTCACACCACCGATAACCGCCTTCATGGACTCGTCGATCCTGTTTCCGAGGGCGGCGGCAAACGTCCGCTTGTCGGAATTTCTAGCCAGGTCGAATAATTCGTCTGAATTCCGCTCGTCGAACGACCGGAAGTTCTCGTCAAGCATCGCGGAAATCCTACCGATCGTCATGGTTATGATATCGACGGGGATCACCGACTTGATTTGCTCCATGTATTTGAGTTTTTTCCGTGCCAGGTCCACGGCTTTCATCCGATTATCAAGGGCTTTTCCCTGGCCGGCAATGTCCGTCGCGGGGGGAATTGGCATTCTGCCGGCGGCTGTCTCCTGGAGGATGGAGGGTGGGACCGGATCGTCGGCGCCGTGCGCAACTGGTCGACCCCTTCCACGATCTCCGATGGCTTTGGACGCGTGCCGATGGAATTCGGCGAACGCATGAGCGGTCGGAGAGTCGGGATTTATCTTGCCGTTTGGTTCGGGTTTGATACGTCCCTGTTTGCACGCGATCGTAATAGCGGCGGCGGTTACGCCGACATAACGGGCGAACGCGGCGCGGGAAATTAGTGCGGCCATGAGGTCACTTTAATAGAATGTTAAATTTAAACAAGTGGTTTTTCTCTTGTTAGATCTTCATTTAGGAGGCGGGCGCAAGTTATGATTATCATTGTTAAATATGAGTTTTTGAATGATAGCTTTTAAAGATCGGGGCTGCGACATAACAG